GAGAACTTCGTCTTCATGAATTATACGATTTTACATCAACATCATATACTAATTTCTCCATTACAATGCAACATCTCCAAAATTTAAGTGAAATGTTTACTGGGGAAGTTCCAATTAGATTTCAACGTCATACTGGAAGATTATATGTAGATTGGGGATGGGGTTCATCACAGATTCCAGTTGGGTCAATGGTTGTTGCTGAAGGATATAAAGCAATTGACCCAGAAACTTTTGAAAGCGTTTATAATGACCGTTGGCTAAAAGAATATGTTACCGCATTGTTTAAACGTCAATGGGGCGATAATATGAAAAAGTTTGGCGGTATTCAGCTTCCAGGTGGATTAACTTTAAATGGTAAAGAAACTTTTGATGAAGCAATATCAGATATACAAAGATTAGAAAATGAAATGCAAGATAGATATGAATTGCCAGTTCAATTTTTAGTTGGATAATTATTATGCCAAGTAAATATTTTCAAAATTATGGTAAAGCAGCAGTCGAGATAAATTTAATCGAGGATCTCTACAACGAGGCGATAAACATTCAAGGCTTCAGTGGGTACTATATTCCAAATTCGAACGTTGAAGGACGAGATTTAATCTATGGAGACGATCCTTTAAAGCAGTTTGACGACGCATATAAAATGGATATGTATTTGGTTAATACAATGGATTATGGAGACGAACAAGACTTTTTCTCGAAATTTGGATTAGAAGTAAGAAATCAAACTAAAATTCAAATATCGTTTCGTGAATTTATGAAACGAACAACTAAACAGTTTGAACGCCCAATAGAAGGTAATTTAATTTTTATACCGTTTTTTAAAGATTCTGGAGAATTATTTGAAATTAAATTTGTAAATACATCCAAAGATTTATATACTTTAGGTAGAGTTAGACCTTTCTATTATGAATTATCTCTTGAACCATTTAAATATAATGACGAAAGTTTGGATACTGGTATTGATTCTATTGATATGATTGAAATTATTGAATCATATAAAACTATTTTAGATGTTGAAGCGGGTACTGGTAATTATACTATTGGAGAAATAATTTATCAAGGTAATGCTAATAATAAAGTTGCTTATGGTGAAGTTACTGCATGGGATAGCGCAAACTCTATTGTAACTATAATGAATAATAGTGGAGAATTTTCTAATACAGCAGGATATATTTATGGCGCCAATAGTAATGCACAATATTTATTAACAACTATTGATGCTAGAGTTCATGAATCTCAATTTGATAATATACCTATTTTCGATGAAGTCGTTGATTTTATTGATACTTCTGAAGGTTTTGGTAGTTTAAAATACAAATAAGGTAAAAAAGATATGAGTTCATATAGATTACAATCAATAAGAAAAACTACTATAGCATTTGCTAGTTTATTTAAAGACATTCCATTAATAAAATATGACGATCAAGGGCGCGAATCAGAAAGAATAATTGTTCCAATTATTTATGGCGATAAAGAAAAATATGTAAAACGGTTAGACATTTCGCACGAAAAAGTGCAAATAACATTACCTAGAATTGAATATGGTTTAACATCAATGGTTTATGATGTAGATCGTAAATTAAATTCAGCAAATAAATTAATGGGTTGTGCTGCAGCTGGAGATATGTATATTAATTCTCCAATTCCATATAATTTTAATTTAGAGTTAGTGTTATATACTAGAAATATTGAAGATGCCAATCAAATAATGGAGTATATTTTATCGCATTTTACTCCAGATTATAATATAAAAATTGTTATGGTTCCAGAAGCAGGTATTGTTAAAACTATACCAATAACATATAACGGCGAATCTGAAGAAGAAGATTCCACTGGATCGTACGATTCTCCAGTTAGGTCTGTGTTTAGAACATTAACATTTACTGCCAGAAGTTTTATTTACCAACCTCCATTAGAATATAAACCAATTTTACAAGCAAATACATTTGTTTATATACCAAGCCCAATTATGAGTTATACGTTAACTGATGGAACTGGATACTTTACAAAAGGAGAAAGCGTATTCCAGGGTTATTCTTATGATAGAGCTTCAGCAAGAGGAAGTGTTGTAACTTGGAATGCTAATAACTTGATATTAACTCTTGATACTGTTGTTGGAACATTCGTTGCTAATTCAATTATAACTAATTTAACTGGATCAGCTCAGTATATTATTGCTGAAACTCCAAATAAAGGATTAGCTTATGATACTGGCGTTACGCCAACTCCAAACACATTCCCAGTTGTTGGACCATATACAGTAAATCAATCTAACTTGGATTATACAACGTAATTATGACATCTAAATTTAATAAAACAATGGAGGAAATATTTAATGTTCCTTCATTGGTGAACGAAGAAGAAACTGAATTTGCAGAATTTTTACCTGCAGAACAATCAACTCATGATTTATCTACTTTATTAGATCACGATTTAAAAACTGATTATGAAAAAACTAGAGAAAGTATTGATTCGTTAATTGCAAAAGGAACTGAAGCTATTGATGATATGTTGGCAATTGCTAGGCAATCAGAAAAAGCTCGCGATTTTGAAGTTGCTGGCAATATGATAAAAACTGTTGTTGATGCGTCAAAAGAATTACTTGAAGTTCAAAAGAAAATGCGCGATATTACAGGTAAAAAAGAAAACGTTACTCAAAATATTAAAAATGCAGTTTTTGTTGGTTCTACTAAAGATTTAATACGATCTATTAAAAATGAGAATAATGAATGATTGATTTTGAGGGTAGCAATAAGTTATATTATAGAGATAATCCTAATCTAAGAAGAGCGGGTATTGAAAATTGGGAATTCGATCAACATCAAACAGATGAACTTAGAAAATGTATTAATGACCCAATATACTTTATTCGTAATTATGTAAAAATTATTAATCTTGATGAAGGTCTTGTCTATTTTGATATGCACGACTATCAAGAAGAAATGGTTCAAGCATTTCATGAAAATAGATTTTCTATTGTAAGGATTGGCCGGCAATCAGGTAAAACCACAACATCTGTTGGTTATCTTTTATGGTTATCATTATTTACCGAAAATTATAATATTGCTATTACAGCTAATAAAAAATCATTAGCTGTTGAGATTCTTTCTCGATATCAATTAGCCTATGAAAATTTACCTATGTGGTTACAACAAGGTATTGTTATATGGAATAAAGGTAGTATTGAATTAGAAAATGGATCAAAAATGTTAGCAGCTTCTACTGCTGCTAGTTCTGTTCGTGGTGGATCATTTAATCTTGTATTTATGGACGAATTTGCTCACGTTCATAATAACTTAGCCGAAGAATTTTTTACTTCAACATATCCTGTAATTTCCTCAGGTAAAACAACAAAAATTATTATTGTATCTACTCCTCGTGGTATGAATTTATACTACAAAATGTGGATGGATGCAGTAAGTAAAAAGAGTGATTATAAAGCTGTTGATATTCATTGGTCTAGAGTTCCAGGGCGCGATGAAAACTGGAAAGAAACTACGATTAGAAATACTTCTGCTCGTCAGTTTAACCAAGAATTTGCATGCGTTACTGGGGATACAATAGTTGAAATACAGGATGAATTTGGTAATGAACAAAAAATTACAATGCGTAAATTACATTCGCTTATGAATTCTTAGGAATTCATAATATTATAAATAATTATATTTATAATAGGAGCATATTTATGTCAAAACATAGAAAAATATGGGAAGAGCATTATGGTAGTATTCCAAAAGATTATGAAGGAAGAACATATGAAATACACCATATAGACGGTAATAGGAATAATAATGATATTACCAATTTGAAATGCGTATCAATATGCGAGCATTTTAATATTCATCAAGCGCAAGAGGAATTCGGAGCTTGCGCTATGATAATGAAACGTATGGATATGTCAACAGAACAAATTTCTAATATACAAAAAGGAATTAAAAGACCTGGAATTGGAGGAGTAAAAAAAGGAACTATTCCATGGAATAAAGGTAAAAAAATATTTGTTTCCGAAGATTTAAAAATAAAACGTTCTAAAAATAGCACTGGGGAATTAAATTCTAAAGCAAAATTAAAAGAAAACCAAGTTATAGAAATATTAGAATTATATTTTAGTAGACCAAAATTAGAGTCAGAAGGAATAACACAAAGAAACGGTAGAGTTGATTCATATGAATGGAGTTTTTCTAAGTTTTATGCAAATACTTATGAATTAACTCCAGCAGCTTTAATGCGATTATTAACCAAAAAAAGTTGGAAACATGTTTGGGAAAAATACAAAATATAAAATAAAAACTATAAATGGATGGGAAAAGTTTAGAGGTGTAAATAAATTACATAAAAAACGAACCGTTCAGATTATAACACAAAATAACTGTTTTCTTGATTGTACTATAGATCATAAAATAAAAACTCTTGATGGTTATAAAGAAATTAGCGAATTATCTGATTTAGATTTTATAGAGACTATTCATGGATTTTCTAAAATTGATTTTATTTCTGAAAATTTTGAATTAGAAGAAGTTTTTGATGTCATAGATGCGGGAAACGATAAATGTTATTATACTAATGGAATTTTATCGCATAATTGCGAATTTTTAGGTTCTACAAATACATTAATCGATGGATCAAAATTACAAACTCTTGTTGCAGTAGATCCATTAGATACTGATGATGAAATATTTGCTGGAATAACAATTCCAAATGAAATGGATGTATTTATTCCTCCAGTTAAAGAATCATTTGATGATGAAACTAAAAAACAAATAGATAAAGACCATATCTATGCAATGACTGTTGACGTTTCAGAGGGGAAAAACTTAGATTATGCTGCATTTTCCATTTTTGATGTATCAACAATTCCATATACACAAGTAGCTACATATAGAAATAATCAATTACATCCAATGTTATTTCCAGATATTATTAAAATGGCTGGAGAATATTATAATAATGCATATGTATTAATTGAGGTTAATAATAATCCAACAGTAGCAGATACTTTATTTCAAGATTTAGAATATGAAAATGTATTAAAAGTTTATGCAGGAAACAAAAAAGCTCAACAAATAAGCGAGAACGGTAAAGCAACACAAAATGGCGTAAATATGAGTCCATTAGTCAAACGTGTTGGCTGTACCACATTAAAGACTTTAATTGAAACTGATAAATTACGAATTAATTCCAGCGAAACTATATATGAATTAACTCGATTTATTGCAACAAATAACTCATTTGCAGCTGAAGAAGGAGCTAATGATGATTTAGCGATGACTTTGGTTATTTTTGCTTGGTTATCAACTCAAAAATTATTTATAGAATTATCTTCTACAGATATCCGTAAAAGATTACAAATAGAAAATAATTATATTAAAGAAGATGATATTGACGTTCCACCTATGCCGCAATTTAGTAATCCATTAATGGATAGATTTACATTAGAAGATGGCGATTTATGGGAAGTTGTTGAACCAGCAGGATTTTATTATTAAACATAAACGCTGAAAATTATAAATACCTCTATGAAAACTGATTTTCTATTTTTATAACAAGGAGTACAATTTATGGGGTTTCAATTATCACCTGGAGTAAATGTATCAGAAATTGATTTAACTAACGTAGTTCCAGGAGTTAGTTCATCAATAGGAGCATTTGCCGGACAATTTAGCTGGGGACCAGCAGGTATCAGAACATTAGTAGATTCAGAAAATAGATTAGTTTCTACTTTCGGCAAACCTACAAATGAAAATTACGCATCATTCTTTACTGCTGCTAATTTCTTAGCGTATACAAACAATCTTAGAGTTGTTAGAGTCT